CGGCTTCTTGTCGGTCACTGGTTTGAGAACCGCGAGGCGGTCGTGACAGGCACGATCTCCACGCCCGTGCAGATGACCGTCGATTCGCTGTGCGGCATCATGCACACTGGCGAGGTGATGCTGTGAAGGCTGGCGAACTGCGTCACCGCGTCCGCATCCTCGCGCCGACATCGACCAGCGACACCTACGGCCAGCAGACCGAGACATTCGCGACAGTCGGCTATCGATGGGCGAAGGTCGAGGAGATGCCGACAGGCGAAACGCAGATCGATGATGGAGTGGAGTACAAGCGCAGGATCAAGGCGACCGTCCGCGCGCTCGGCACCAAGATCATCAGCCAGCGATCCAAGATCGAGTATGGCGGCACGCAGTTCAATGTGGTGAGCGTTGCCGATCCTCGCGGCGAAGGACAGATGCTTGAGGTTGTCGCGGAGAGGGCTGACTGATGGCGCGCAACAGAATCAGCACTGGAATCATCAGCGTCAATGTCACTGGCACGGAGCGCGTGCAGGAGAACATGGCGCGCTTCGCGAAGCGCACGCAGGAGGCTCTGTTCGTCCGCGCCATTCAGCCTTCGCTGAAGATCATCCAAGAAGCCGCGAAGCGCAACCTCGCCGCCGTGCCGAGCAAGTCGGGCGGCTCGACGCGAACCAAAGAGGCGATCGCAAGCAGGCTCTCGATCAAGTTGCAGCGGGCGCAGGGTAGCCGCTACTTCAGCAAGGGACGGCTCGCCGTGTTCTATGGGCGACCGCGCGGTGCTGCGCCACGGCAGGAAGCGGGCAAGGCACAGCCTCTTTGGGTTCGCGCATCGCTCGCGCACCTGATCGAGTACGGCTACAAACTCACGCACTTCTTTGGGCGCAAGATTCGCGCGCGAAGGATTCCCGAGCGTCCATTCATGCGCCCTGCGTTCGAGTCCAACAAGGCGGCGGCAGAGCGCAAGTTCCTCTCTGTGCTGCGCCGAGAGATCGGGAGCGTCAAGCCATGAGCCTACAAGCCGCGATCAGAACGCGCCTCCTGTCGCAGTCGGGAGTGACCTCGCTGGTCGGGCAGCGCGTCTATCCCGAGGCACGGGCGCAGGACAGCGCGCTGCCTTCGGTCGTGTACAGCATCAACAACGAGCAATCGCTTGCGCTGCTGTCATCGCCCGCAGGCTCTTGGAAAGCCGATGTCGAGATCGTCGCCGTGGCTGCGACGAAGGCAGACAGCGATGCGGTCGCGGCTGCGGTGATCAAGGCGCTGGACGGCTTCGTTGGGACGCTCTCTTCCACCGACATCCAGCACTGCATACACTCGCGATCTGTCACGGCGTACAACGCGCCGATGGCGGGCGAGTCCATCGGGACATTCCTCCACACGACTGTCTTCAGCACAATGCACAAGGGCTAGCGCATGGCAATCTCCTCATACAACACGCAGTTCCTCACCACCTCGGCTCCGCGCGGTGAACTCCTGCTGATCGGAGAGGTGACGGCCATCTCCTTTAGCGGCATCGGAGCAGCAGAGATCGATGTCACGCAGTTGTCCGACACCACCAAGAAGTATGTGCTCGGCACTGCTGACGGCGGCACAGTCGAGGTGTCGTGCAACATGACGAACGCCGTGCCGACCTTGCCGACCAGCGGCGATGCCGTTCCCGAGAACTTCATCCTTGCGTTCGGCGGCACGACCGCTGGCCTCCCGCGCGCGACCTTCACTGCGTACATCGCTGGCGTCTCGTTCGAGGCGAGCGTTGATCAGCAGGTCACCACGACCTACACGCTCCGACTCACTGGCGCGATCACGATGGGAACGAATCCCTGACCTCAAGGAAGGCACACCGACATGGCAATCTCCTCATACGCATCGCAGTTCACCACGGGCGCAGGATCGATCATCGGAGAGATCACGGCGATCTCCTTCAGTGGCATCACCGCAGCAGAGATCGATGTTACGCAGTTGTCCGACACTACCAAGAAGTATGTGCTCGGCACTGCTGACGGCGGCACAATCGAGGTGTCCTGCAACACGACGAACGCAGTCATCGCGCTGCCGACGAGCGGCAACGCGAGCCCGACTTCGTTCGTGATCCGATTCGGCCCGCAGGGAACGGTCAGCACGCCGTCCGTCCTCGCGACCTTCACGGCTTACATCAGCAACACCTCCGTGGAGGCGAGCGTGGATCAGCAGGTCACCACGACCTACACGCTTCGACTCACGGGCGCGATCACGATGAGCACCTCCACTACCGTCTGACATCGGAGGCTTCATGTCAGCGGGAGGCGGCGGTGCATTCTCATCTAGAGGCACGCGATTCGTCGCGGGAAGCAGCACACCTGCATCGACCAGTACGCGCGTCTACACCGTCCCGACGATCGAGGCAACCTCTGTTTCCTTTGGCGGCATTGGTGCAGCGGAGATCGATGTCACGAAGTTGTCCGACCAGTGGAAGCAGTTTGTGCTTGGCACGACCGACATCGGCACGATGGAGGTCGGAGGCTTCGTCAAGAACTCGACGGCGATCCCGATCCCATCGAGCGGCAGCGCGACACCGCAGGCGATGTGCCTCATCTTCGGCACGGACGCATCGCGTGGCGTTGGCGACGAGAACGGCAACCTGCGCGTGGATGTATGGGCGTACCTTGTCGGCGTGTCGGTGGAGGCTGCTGTCGATCAGGCCGTGTCGCTCACGCTCACCTTTCGACTCACGGACGGCATATCGGTGTACACGCGCAACGCTGGCGACACGGCATGGGTTCGCATCAGAGAAGTCGGCAGAACCTTTGACGATCTAACGCCCACCTAGTAGATTCCCCGCATGAGCCACACCGACAAGCAGACCATCCTGTCCCTCAAGTCGCGCCTCAAGGTCGAGCCCGTCGAGATCGATGGGCTTGCCGCGCCGATCTTCGTGCGCGGTCTGAACGGTCGCGAGCGCGATGCCTTCGAGAATGCGTGCTTCCAGCAGCGAGGCAAGATGCGAGTGATGACCACGGAGAACATCCGCGCGAAGTTGCTCGTCCGCGCGATCTGCGATCACGAAGGCACGCGCCTCTTCGCTGACGGCGAGGAAGGCGACCTTGGCACAATCCCCGCCGACATCCTCGACAGGCTCTTCACTGTCGCGCAGAAGTTGAGCGGGCTCGGCAGCAACGACATCGAGGACATGACGGGAAACTGAAGCGGGGCGGGTCGCGCCGATTCCTGATGCGGCTCGCCCTCGCGATGCACTGCACGGTCGAGGAACTTCTTGACCGCGTGTCATCGCATGAGTTGTCCGAGTGGCAGGCGTTCGATGCGTGCGAGCCGATCGGCGGCTGGCGCACGGACTACAACTTCGCCATGCTTTGCGCGCTGTTCGCCAACGCGAACAGAAAGAAGGGCGCGCAGCCGTTCAAGACCATCGACTTCATGCCGTTCCTGCCCGACAATGATCCAACGGGCGAGGACAAGGCTCTCGCCATGTTCCAAGCGATGGCGGCAAACGCAGCGAAGGCGAAGGGCTCCTGATGGCGACAGTCGGCAACCTCTTCGTGAATGTCGGAGCATCGACCGCTGGGCTTCAGCGCGGGCTATCCACTGCACAGAAGAAGGTCGAGGGCTTCGGCAAGCAGGCGCAGAGCACGCTCGGCAATCTCGGTCAGGTCATCCCTGACTTTGGAGGCGTGACGGGCGCGCTGTCGGGCGCGCTCGACAGGCTGAGCGCGCTGAAGGACATGGGCGGCGTGTTCACCGCAGGCGTGAAGGCGGCGACGAAGGCGCAGGAGGAACTGACCAAGGCGATCGAGGCGAGCAAGGCCGCAGAGGCTGCGCTTGCGTCTGCGAAGGGCGCGCGCAGGAATGTCGGCATGGCGCGCGCAGACCTCGCCAAGCAGGGAATCAACCCCAACAAGGAATCGCAGGCGTTGTCAATCGTTGACACGACACCGCTGCGCGAGAAGGTCGCGAAGAGCGCGAACGAAGCGGCTGCAGCAGAGCGCGCGCTTTCGGAGGCGCAGGCAAGCGCGTCCGCGCTGACGGCTGCGAAGCACGCAGAGAAACTTGCCGCGATGCGCGACAGCGTCACGAAGGCAAGCGACAAACTCGCGCAGGCAGAGAAGGCGCTGACCGCAGCGCAGTACAGGGCGACCGTATCGAAGGGCGGGCGCGATCCGTTCGGCGGTCGATTCATCGCAGCACAGAGCGCGGCAAAGCAGGCGAAGGCAGAGCGCGATCTTGAGAAGGCGAGCAAGGCGGTCGCAGCAGCGCAGCAGGACAAGGCGAATGCAATGAGCGCTCTGTCCGCGGCTGCGAAGGCTGCTCCTGTCGCGCAGGGGGAGCAGGCGATCCTGAAGGCGACAGAAGCACTGACTGCCGCAAAGCAGAAGCAGATCGCCGCAGAGACTGCGCTTGGCGCGGCACGCAAGCGCAACCAAGAGATCGAGAAGGTGCGCGCGTCACTATCTGCGCGCGGCATCGACACGAAGAACCTTGGCAAGTCGCTGCAACTGACCGACCTGTCGAAGTTCCAGAAGGGTGTCGAGCAAGCAAAGGCAGCGGTCGAAGACAAGGAGAAGGCGCTGAAGGCTGCGACAAGTGGCTTCCGCGCGTTCGGTCTTGTCGGGAAGGGTGCTGCTCTCGCCGTTGTCGCAGTCGCAGTCGCAGCGATCGCCGCTACCGCAGGCCTGCTCTCGCTCGCGAAGGCAGCAGCAAAGCGCATGGATCAACTCAAGGACGAGGCTGCTGCATCGGGCATGAGCGTCGAAGGTCTACAGCGTCTGAAGTTCACCTATCAGGAACTCGGCGTTGCAGAGGGCGTTGCCACGATGGCATCGCAGCGGCTTGCTATCTCGCTTGAAGAAGCAGTTCGCGGTGGAGAAGAGGCGCGCGAGAAGTTTGCGCGCCTTGGCATCGACTACAAGCAGATCGCCTCCATGTCGCCCGATGAGGCTCTGCAGGCAACAATCGAGAAGTTGCGAGGGCTCGGCTCTGCCCGATCGCGTGTCGCCGCGCTCAAGGACTTGTTCGGAAGGCAGGGCATGGGCATGGCCGCAGCGGTCAACGCCACGAACGAGGAACTGGAGAAGGCGCAAGAGCGCGCAAGCAAACTCGTCATCCCGAGCGCGATCGTCAATGACCTCGCGGACACGAATGACTCGGTCGAGGCGATGGGTCAGGCATTCCAGAATGTCACGACTCGGCTCGGCTCGACCTTCTCGCCCGTGCTTCGTGATCTCGCGGACTCGCTGTTTGAGATGATGACCACGGATACTGATGCGCTGATGGGCGGCCTGCAGGCAATCGCTCTTGTGTGCGCGGTCATATACGATGTGATTGCGCTGGTCGTGAATGCGCTTCGCCTTGTGTGGAACCTAGTCCAAGCCATCGTTGGCATAGTGGGGGCGGCTCTGCTCGCCGCGTTCGCCGCTGTCGCGAAGGTCGTGCAGGCGATCGCATATGCGATCGAGTGGCTAGCGGGATCGAGCCACACGGTCAGCGATGCGATCGGGTCTGCTGCGTCA